GTAGTCGCGGATGATCTGCTTGAGGAGTTTAAACTCCATCTTCAGGCTCGCGTGTACACGGGCCTGAACCGCGCTCATGGTCTTGAGTTGTCTCTCCAGAATTGCCAGGGTTGTCCCAACCGGGGCCTGGGCAGACATGTCGGAGAGCTTTAAATCTCCGATTGCAGCAAGGCGTCTTCCCTCGTCGGTGATCCTCTCAAGCAACATAGAGAGAACCTGACTTGGTTCTTTGTAGGGAAGCGGCATGATGTTTTCACGCAGCGCCCCTGAAGGGATGTCTACATCACGAAATTCGCCTGGGCCGATTGGGGTATCGTCGCCCTTGACCCTAAGACCTCGTGTTTTGAGGCCACCGGGCAGGTTACTGAGGGTGCCTGCGTCAACCAACTGTCGAATAATTGCAGTGCCAGCACGAGCATAGCCCCCAATAATATGAATGAAACCAAGGCCATAAGCACCAAAGCCAGGGATGTAGGTGTATTGAACAAAGTGCTGTCTCTTGAGCTTTCGTCTGTCGGACTCATTCCAGTTCCGTCGTACAGATAAAACCGTTGAGGTACCTCGCTCGATGGTGATGACATAGGGGAGTCCGATCCCGGTCTCCTCTCCATCATCATCAGTGTCTTCATAACCCTTGAGATTCCAGTCAACATGGATCTCCAAAACTTGGTAGCGGTCGTCGTCTGTTAGGGAGTAGCCCTGTTCCTCTGCCTTCTTCTTTTCAATGTCGGTAAAGATTCTGACAGGCTCGCCCAGTTCTGTCTGCCGGTAAAACCCTGCGGCCATCAGCTTGTTGAGTTCGTTCTCCGTCTTACGCATCACATGCGTTACACGCTCTGCTGTGTAAACATTGGAGGCCCCGTAGGGCATGATCAGATCCTCTGCCGGGATGTATGGGGCGGTCTGCCTTCCGATGGTGGGGTCGTAGTAGACCTTTTTAAACGCGGAACCGGCCAGCCCGAGGGAGTACAAGAGGCGCTCATGCTCTGGTCTGTACTCGACCATCTCGTCTGTAAGGCGGTAGTTCATGTCGTCCCGAACCCGCTCGGCAGACTCCTCATTCTTTCTGGTCACCTCACCAATGATTTGGGTCTTGACCGGACCCTGGGCGGGGAAAGTTTCGGTGATCATCTCCGACTGAAAGCGAATGGCCGCCTCGGTCAGGATGGGTGAATAAACACCACAGGCCCCAAGCCAAGGTTCTGCCCTTTCTTCATACTTCATGCCCAGAACCTCAAGCCCCTTGACATACATGTCTGCCCAATCTTTGCGGGAGTTGATGTCTGACTCAACCAGCCCAATCAGGTCTGAGGCAATGCTCTGGAGGTCTCCCTCGCTCATGTATTCGGCAAGGTTGGCATCAAAATCTGTCTGCCCATCGGGCCTGATCTCAATCTCCACACCCCCCATCCCGATCTTTACCGACTCGGGGTCTTCAATCTCAATCTCAATCACCGGCTCATCGCCCATCTCTTCAGGGCTCAGAGGAACCAGTGCAGAGTCAAAGTTGGTGGCCATACCAGTCCTTTAGTAATACGCAGTCTTGCGAGATGGGATGAATGAATCATCCCTTTCATCGGAGTCTAAACGGATCAACCCACCGGCTCGAAAACGCATCATCGCTTGAACTGAAGAGTCAACCAAGTCATCATGCTCCGCATTTGGAAAAGCAGCCATCTGTTCAATCACATCTCTGGCCCATTTCCGGTCTGGTGCCCAGACCTTTCCAGAGCGAAATATATCCGCTACCGAGTTCAAACGGGCAAATTTATCGTTCGGGATCTTCTTCGTGCCCCTCGTAGGGGTGTACTCCGAAACAATCAGACCCATATTTCGCAACTCATGTACAAGCGGAGCACCCGCTGCCTTGGCCTCTATGAGACACACATCAGGCTCCCACTCCTTGTACATGTCAAAAGCCTTGTCTTTGAGTTCAGGAAACTCCATCCGCTTCTGAAATGCATCTAAAAGAATCACTTGAGGGTCTCTTTCATTCTCATCCTTATAAAACACACCCCAAGTCGTACAAGCTGAAAAGTCCGCTCTCTCAGACTTCGTAAAAGCAGTATCCCAAGACTGAATGATGAAATCACACGCAGGAGGATCATCCTTCTCCCAAACCCTCCACCACTCCCTCTTAACTATCGCACCCTCTTCGCCAGTCGGACTCTGCTGATATTGAGCACTCCACTTGCTCAAAGGCAACTCTTCCTTCAAAGCCTCCAGTTCAGTCAAAGACCAAAACTCAGGCCACAAAGGCTTCCCAGAAGGCATGATCGCCGGAAGCTCAATGATCTCCCACTCCTCAGTCTTGTCCCGAGAAACAGCATCCTTGACAATCCGGCCCGTCAGATCCCTATCCGCCCAACGAGTCATCACAATCACAATCGCCCCCCCAGGCTGTAAACGCTGACGAGGGCCAGATGTGTACCACTCATACACCTTGTCAAACACCTCCGGGTTCCCAGTCGCAGCCTCCTGCTCCGAATGCGGATCATCAACAATTAGTAAATCCGCACCCTTACCCGTAACCGTACCCCCTACACCAATAGCAAAATACTCACCATTCTTGTTAGTAGCCCACCTCCCAGCAGCCTTAGAGTCCTGCCTCAACGCAACACCAGGAAAAACTTGAGCATACGACTCACTCATCACCAAATTTCTTACCTTCCGTCCAAAATTCACAGCCAGATCAGCCGTGTTACTCGTCTGAATCACCTTCTTGTTCGGATACTTCCCCAAAAACCAACTAGGAAGTAAATAACTCGCAAACTCACTCTTCGTGTGCCGAGGAGCCATATTGATAATCAGCCTCTTGACCTTCCCCTGCGCTATCTCCTCAAACTTCTTGGCCATCAAAGCATGATGCCTACCATGCACAAACGCAGGCCACATCCTCCTAACATAACTCATAAACGACTGGTGACACTTCTCCCTGTCCAAAGCATCCCGGTACTCAGATACCTGCAATAAAAAAGCCTCCTGCTCCGCCACAGGTAACTTCCCAATCAACTCCTCAAGCTTCATATCACTCCAAGTGCTTGAAATTCACATACACCGGCCTCAAAGACCGACCCCTCCCCTCCAACCTCTTCAAAGCACCTAACTCAATCAGCCTGTCCACAATCTTCTTCGTGTTCCCCAACCCCATCTTCCCCCTCACATACGCTATATCCCTCAAAGTAGGAGCAAATCCATACCTCTTCCACCACTCATCCACCACCAAAAACACCTCCCTCTGCGCCGGACTCATCCCAACCTCCAATTCCTCCCTCTGCCCCCACACCTTCCTCATCTTTTTGGCCCCAATCACCACCCGCGGAGCCACTTTTCCCTTCAAAATCATCAATTTAGGTACACTTTCTTCAAGCATTTTGTGTCATCTGGTAATATTACCACCTGCCATATAAGAATCAAGGACTTAGCCGCGTTTCTTCAACCAATTTATGTCATCTGGTAATATTACCACCCCCCAATCATGGTACCTCTTTCCAAACAGACCCGGGGGCCTCCCCAGTCCGAGGGGGTAGGGTCTCATCCGGCTCTTTTTCAAAGGGGGTGGGGTGGGTCAAAATGGGCTCAGAATGGGACAATTCGGGTGGGATAGTATGTATATGGGGGTGGGGTGCGTTGTCTGTGTCGCGGGGGGTGGGGGATGGGTGGGGATCGCCCTGGACGGATTCGGAAACACCTGGGGCCGGGTCAGAATCTCCGCCCAGTTCGGCCAGCAATTCATCCGCCTGTGATTCCACAATGGTTGCATCGGTAGCCGAATCGTTAATCAACCTTTTTAGCTCTCTCATGATCTTGGCCCGGGCATCCTCACTATTGGAGATGGTGCGGACTTCCTTGCGTTCAGTAAACGCTGCAACCTCCGTCACTGTTCCTAAAACTTTTGCCGCCGCTACTTTCACACTATCCTTTGTTTTCGGGTTAATAACCACAGAAACAAGAGATTGAATAACTAATTCTCGCAAAGCAGCAGGGGTTCTATATTTCGCCGCTTCGATTGCGGCTTCGTATGCTTCGACCTCAGCCCTGACTCTTTCGTCACGCATGAGAAGGTAGGGTTTGCTCACTAGGGTGTTGCGGGATGCTTCGGCTTTGTATGCTTTCCTGTAGGCATCCGCCTTTGTGGAGCCGCTGGCAACCTCACGCGCGAACGCCTTTTGCTTTGCCGTTAACTGGCTGGAAACACCCTTACCTAGTATGCGCTCCATTGGGACTGTCTCTAGACCTTCGCGTATCTCTTTCCGGGAAAGCTTTTTCATGCCTGTTGCCCTTCGGGCTTAGTGAATGCACCGGCCCCGATCATAGGGGAACACAGGGGGAACATCAACCCACACGCGCACCGAGCGCATAGCCCGAGCCTATCGACCCCCCAGCCCCATAAAAAAAT